AACAACAAGAATTAGCAAGAAGATCCTCTTACTATTTTCTAGAATTTGTGGACAAAGCACATAATTTTAAAACTACTAAACAAGCAAATCATATAGATGAAATGTCCTATTTTTCTATGTTTTGTATTGGATTAAACTATAAATTTGTTGAAGACTATGAAAATGCTATATTTTATCTAACTCATGCTACTCAATTCTGTCCTCAAAGAAATGAACATTTTTGTGAATTAATACAAATATATTTAGAACAAGAAGAGTATGATAAAGCTCTTGAAATCTCTAATGTATTAATGGATAAAAATAGAAAAAATCCTTTTCCATATCTACATTTCATTATAGATAAAGGATGCTATAATGATACTAGTGAAAATATAAATAATACTCATAAATTTATTTTGGAAAAAATTAATAAAATGAATTCGTTCACCATAAACAAAAATTTTAATAAAAGATTTTTTGTAGTAGACGATTTCTATAATGAACCTCTAAAATTAAGAGAATATGCACTTAATGCTGAGTTTTCACCAGATATAAGATTTTATAAAGGATTAAGAACAACAAAACAACACATTATACCTGGTACTAAAGAAGAATTTGAAAAAATTATGGGACAAAAAATAATTAATTTTAATGAAGTATATGGTATGTGTGGTGTATTTCAAATTTGTACTGCAGAAGATCCATTAGTATATCATTACGATAATCAAAAATGGGCTGCAATGATCTATTTGTCTCCCGATGCACCAATGGAATGCGGTACACATTTATTAAGACATAAAAATACACATATAAGAAACGCAGATGATCCTAATTCTGATCAGGCCTTTACAGGAGGTTTTTTTGATAAAACTAAATTTGAAATAGTAGACACTATCGGTTCAGTATTTAATAGACTTGTTATTTTTGATGCCAGATCTATTCATGCAGCAGCACAATATTTTGGTAATTCCAAAGAAACAGGAAGATTAACACATTTATTTTTCTTTGATTAGTATGCAAAAATTTAGTATAATTACACCAACACATAGTATAAAAAACATACCCTTTTTATTAGAACTTTACGAAAGTATATTGGTACAAACCTATACTAATTGGGAATGGATTATAGTAACAAATGGTGAAATGTCTTTAGATTATATTCCAGAAATAATTAAACAAAATGAAAAAGTAATTCTTTATCATTTAAATAATGTGGAAAACAGAAATATAGGTTATGCCAAAAATAAAGCAGGTGAATTAGCCACCGGAGACTTTATTGTAGAAATAGATCACGATGATCTTATTGTAATTGATTGTTTAGAAAAACTTCACAATGCTTTTGAAAATCCCAATATAGGATTTTGTTATAGTAACGATGCCTCGTATCACATGGAGGATAAATTTATACCATATGATCCTGCTTACGGCTGGACTTTTGATATAGTAAAATGGAAAGATAAATTTTTACACGTAATGAATTCTTTTGAAGCAACCAGCCACAGCTTGTCCTTTATTTGGTATTCTCCTGATCATATTAGAGCTTGGAGAAAAACTATATATGATAGAATAGGTGGGTTTGATATATCCATGAATGTTTGTGAAGATCATGATATTTTGGTCAGAACTTATTTAAATACTAAATTTTATCATATAAAAGAACCACTTTATATCTACAGAATCTCAGGTGACAATAATTCAATTAACCATAGAAATGCTGAGATTCAAACTAGAACTAGAGAAGTATTTAATAAGTATGCTTATAGTTTAGCAGAAAAAGATGCTATAGATAAAAATTTATTAATGATAGATCTAGGTGGTGGCATAAATGGTAGAGAAGGGTATATTACTATAGATAAAAATAATGCACAAATTATACATGATTTAAATGAAGGTATACCTTTACCTGATAATAGTGTTGGAGTAGTAAATGCATCACATATATTAGAACATTTAAAGGATCCCATCAAATCTATGAGTGAAATTTATAGAGTTTTAACACATGGTGGCTGGGCTTTTATAGAAGTACCTTCAACCGATGGTCGAGGTGCTTTTCAGGATCCTACACATGTTTCTTTTTGGAATGAAAATAGTTTTATGTACTATACTAATAGAAACATGGCAAATTTTATACATAATACAACTATAAGATTTTGCAAATTTAGATGTGAAACATTTTTTCCTAATGAATGGATGAAAAGTATTAATAGTTGTGTTACTGTTGCAGTTTTAGTTGCAATTAAAGATGATACCAAACGATTTCCAGGATTTTGGGACATATAATATGATACATAAAATAGCTCCTTTTGCAAATCCTAATGAGGGTATGCCCTATGTTGTATGGAACGGTGCATTTAGTCAGGAGGAAATAAATTCAATGGAATTAATAGGTGATTCCATACCTTCTAAAAATGCCAGTGTAGTTGTAGGTATTGATAATACTAAATTAGATAAAAAAGCAAGAATATCTGATGTATCCTGGATAGATAAAAATCCTAAAACAGAATGGATTTATTCTAAAATTTCTTCCTATCTAAGAAGAATAAATGGTGAATTTTATAGATTTGATGTAGATGGTATGTATGAACAACTACAATACACAATCTATAAAGGAACAGAATCTGCTTTTTATAATTGGCATACTGATATAGGTGTTTATTCTTCAGATTCAGTTACAAGAAAACTATCTATGAGTATTTTGATATCTGATCCAACTAGTTTTGAAGGTGGTGATCTTGAAATATGGGGTTCTACAGGTCCTATGATAGCGCCTAAACAAAGGGGACTACCCATAGTTTTTCCTTCATACTCATTACATAGAGTAACTAATGTAACTAAAGGTATAAGAAAATCTATAGTTGTTTGGTTCGGGGGTCCTGCCTTTAAATAATTATTCTTCTTATATAAATATTATAATAAGGAGAATTAATGGCTGACTATTCTAACCTAGTTTTAGATCAAGGTTCTAATTTTACCATACTATTTCGTTATCTTGATGATGATGGTAATCCAATTGATCTAACAGGTTATCATGCTAGATCACAAATGCGCAGATCTTATTATTCTGCAAATGCAACTACTTTTTCCACAAATATTTCTGATTCCGCTAACGGAAACGTAACTTTATCCCTAAATGCAAATACAACTGCTAATCTTAAAATAGGAAGATATGTATATGATGTAGAAGTAGTGGAAAATGCTACATATACTGTTACTAGAATAAAGGAAGGCATAATAACAGTAATGCCTGAAGTAACCAAATAAATTTGGTTATAAAAATGCTAATCTTAATTTATATCTCATAGATGTAGGGGCAGATTGATGGCAAATCCTTCATCACGTCAACAACTTATAGATTACTGTTTTCGCCAACTTGGACACCCTGTAATAGAAATAAATCTTGATGATGATCAAGTAGAAGATCGTATAGACGAAGCTTTAAGTTTTTATAGAGAGTTTCACTATGATGCTGTTGAACTTGTTTATTTAAAACATCAAGTTACACAATCTGATATTAATAATAATTATATTTCCATAAATGATGCCGTAATAGGTGTAACTAAGGTATTTCCTTTTTCAAATAGATCAACAGGTATAAACATATTTGATATTCGTTATCAAATTTTAGTTAATGATCTTTATAGTCTTATGTCCACTGACTTAATCTATTACTCTCAGGTAAGACAACATTTAGAATTAATTAATCAGTTATTAGTGGGACAAAAACCTATTCGTTTTAACAGACATATGAATCGTCTTTTTATAGATATGTCTTGGGAAACAGATGTAGCAGTAAATGATTTTTTAATTGTTGAATGTTATCGTATTTTAGATCCAGATACCTATACTGATGTATATAATGATAGAATACTTAAAAAATATGCCACTGCTTTAATGAAAAAACAATGGGGAACTAATCTTAAGAAGTTTTCTGGAGTACAACTACCTGGAGGTGTACTACTAAATGGTCAAATAATATATGATGAAGCTATAACTGAAATAAAGGAAATTGAAGAACTAGTAAGAAACACTTATGAACTTCCTGTAGATATGTTCGTTGGATAGTATTTTTTATTGGCCACATAGCAATGTTATCATCTTGTCTATTGTTTGTCTATTAAATTTGCATATTTAGAACAACGTGCCTACTAATCACTACTTTCAATCTGGAATTCCGATGGGTTTAAGGTCGGAAAGTCATTTACATGAAGATCTAATTATAGAATGTCTTAAAATTTATGGTTTTGAAGTATATTATATAAACAGAAAAACAGTTAATGAAGATTTAATTTTAAATGAGGATACCCTAAGTAAATTTACATCTGCATATTCTATAGAAATGTATTTAGAAAATGTAGAGGGTTTTGGTGGAGATGGGGCATTGATGTCAAAATTTGGTTTGGAAATAAGAGACACCGCTACTTTTATAGTATCAAGAAGGAGATGGGAATTAAGTATTGGTAGATCTGGTAATGCTATTTTAAATAACAGACCTGCTGAGGGTGATCTTATTTTCTTCCCTCTCACTAAATCATTTTTTGAAATAAGACGTGTAGTTGCCACTAATCCATTTTTCCAAGTAGGCCAGTTATATGTTTATAAATTGGATTGTGAATTATATCAATACAGTTCTGAAGAGATCAAGACCAATATTGATGAAATTGATTCTGCTATTGAGGACTCAACATTTACCATTAGCGATTATGAACTTTTATTGGAATCTGGTGACAAAATTTTACTTGAATATGAAATAGTATCCTCAATTATTAAAGAGGACTTTTTATTAAAAAATATCGACAAGATAGCAGATAATGAGGTTTTTGAAACTAATATTACAGATATACTAGATTTTTCAGAACGAAATCCTTTTGGTGAGATTTATAACAATGCTTAATAAATTTTACCATAGTACAATAAGAAAATCTATCATTGCTTTTGGTAATATGTTTAATAACATTACCATAGATCGTCGTGATGAAAATAATACTGTAATTAAAACTATTCGAATTCCCTTGGCATATGCACCTAAACAAAAATTTTTAACAAGAATAGCACAACAACCTGTTGTAGAAGAAACAGTTAAACAAATTATTTTACCTAGAATGTCTTTTGAAATGACAGGTATAGTTTATGACCCACAACGTAGAATAAGTTTAATCCAACAAAATAGAGCAATTAATGCTACATTGACTACATTAAATAAGCAGTATGCACCTACTCCTTATAATATGAGCGTAAGTTTATATGTATATTCTAAAAATCAAGATGATGCTTTACAAATTGTAGAACAAATATTACCTTATTTTAATCCAGATTTTAATTTATCTTTAAAATCTATACCTTCTATGGGAATAGTTAATGATTTACCTATCATAATAGAAAATGTATCTTATGAAGATGATTATGAAGGGGATTTAACAACTAGAAGATCTATAATTTGGACTTTAAATTTTACTATGAAACTTAATTTTTATGGTCCTATTAATAAACAGGGAATAATTAGAAAAGTTGAAGTTGATACTTTTAGTGATGAAGAACTTACTAAAAGACAAAGTAAATATGATGTTACAGTATCTCCCTCTGATTCCAAACCTGGTGATGAAATTACTTATGTTGAAAACTTCGAGGATTTTTAATGAAGCAATTTGAAAATTTAGATAATTTTTTTGATGTTGTTCCTACAACTAATAAAAATCCTGTAATTTTTCCTTTATTACCAAATGAGGAAATTAAAAATGATGATTTTAATGTAGCTAGAAACACTATACATCGTATGTTAGAAAAGGGGGAAGGTACTTTAGATGAATTAATAGTTTTGGCTAAAAATTCAGAACACCCTAGAACTTATGAAGTTGCAGGTCAGTTTTTAAAAACTATGTCTGATATTGCTAAAGATTTAATGATAATCCAAAAGCAAATGAAAGATATAGAAGATAAAAGTAAATCAAAACATATTAATAAACAAACTAATAATGTATTTGTAGGATCTACAGAAGAACTATTAAAATTACTTAAAAAAGTAGAGAATAAAATAATTGAGCAATGAATTAGTAATAGATGAACCTCAATACGATAATTCGTTTTTAGGTAATCCTAATCTTAAACCAGTAGGTTTTAAGATAAGTTATACTTATGAACAAGTAAAAGAAATACTTAATTGTTCTAATGATCCCATTTATTTTATAGAACACTATTGTTATATAGTTTCACTAGATAAAGGTTTAGTATTGTTTAATTTATATGAGTGCCAAAAAGAAAAAATAAAAACTATAATGGAAAATAGGAAGATTATTGAAATTTCAAGCAGACAAAGTGGAAAAACTATAACAACTGCTGCTTGTATTTTATGGTATTCTTTATTTCAATCGAGTAAAACTGTTGCTATATTGGCTAATAAAGCTAATTCTGCTAGAGAAGTATTGCATCGATATCAAATTATGTATGAAAATTTACCGATATGGATGCAACAAGGAGTAAAAATATGGAATAAGGGAGATGTTGAACTAGAAAATGGTTCTATAGTTTTTACTGCTGCAACTAGTGCTTCTGCCATTAGAGGCCGATCTTGCAACTGGTTGTATGTTGACGAGGCAGCACTTATACCAAATAATATGGCAGATGAATTTTTCACTTCAGTTTATCCTACAATTTCCTCGGGTGAAACAACAAAAATATTGCTTACATCCACACCTATGGGATATAATCATTTTTGGAAATTTTGGAATGAAGCACAAAATAATCGTAATGGATTCGTACCTATCTTTATTCCCTATAATAGAATACCTGGTAGAGATCAAAAATGGGCGGATGAACAAAAAGCATTATTGGGTGAATTAAAATTTAACCAGGAAATAGCATGCCAATTTTTAGGAAGCTCGAATACTTTAATTCCCCCAGAGGTTATTGGAAGAATGTCACCCTTACCATTTACTTATTCAAAAGATGGTCTAGATATATTAGAAGATCCTATTAGAAAAGTTAAAAATATTGATGATAAAATTATTACAATGCCACATCTATATTTTCTTGTTGCAGATACTTCAAGAGGAGTTGGTGGAGATTTTTCAGCTTTTACTGTAATGGACATAACAGAATATCCATATAAAGTAGTGGCAAAATATAGGGATAATAAAATAAATCCTTTACTTTATCCTACAGTCATAGCAAAAGTAGCTAATGATTATAATAAAGCATTTGTTCTTGTTGAAATTAATGATATAGGACAACAAATAGC